GGTTACCACACTCAGCGCGGTTTAACGCGCTGAGCCCTTCCCGAGTTTGATGTTGACGACGGGGCGTCCATAACGCTCTAAATGATTCCTGTCAACGAATGGCTCTTCGCTGCGCTTAAGGAAAAACTTAAGTAAGGCACCAGTATCCTCCAGTTTATCAGACGGGAGGGTACTGACCACTCGCATACCCCTGACAAGGGGGATCTGCAAGTTGGAACACATCTCATCGGTTTGAAAACCGGTGTAGTTGTGCTTACCCAAGATAGGAGAATTCTCTCCAACGGCAGGGAAAGGGATAAACCCCTCAACCACGTTGTCGAGATATTTCGTAGCTCTCCATAACCCTCTTTTGTAAAGCTGGTTACGGAGTGATACTAACGAAACAATCTCCTGAGCGTCACTCTGTTGTGTTGGGAATACTCTTCGGACGCGAACGACTGAAACGTCTTCGCCCTTGTAGTAGTCCTTACCGCAAGACTCACGGAAATAACCACTCCAATAAGACTTGCTAGCATTTACTTTAAACCCAAAAGTTTCAAGTTCGCTAACAACAGAACGCACATAGCGCACGGGGACAATGATATCATCCCCGTACGTGCGCACCTGGCCCTTAAACGATTGAACATCGTTAAGGGTTAACGGTCTTCTCAGCTCTCGCTCAATTCCAAGGAAAATTACCGTCATAAAGACGAAAGATTCCATGGGGAAGCAAAGAGCTGAACCCATAGACGCAAACTTAGCAAGACGGATAATCTTTTTGCCGTCGTGCATAGGTAAAACAGCCTTCCGTGAACGCGAAGCATCCACCGCCTCCATAAGGTGGGGGTGGTTGCGGAGCATAACACGTACGTGCTGATTCGAGACACGGTCCGATGCTTCACTCAGGTCGAGTGTAGCGAGATCCCCGTAAAGGGATCCCAGACGAGCAAGCTCCTGATTAGGGACGCTGCTCTTCCATTGGATAAAGCTCTTAGCGTTGTCATTCGCTTCGATAGCTTTCTCGATCGCTTCTAGAATCCCTTGCTGTGCGTATTGCATGGCAGTCGGTTCTATGGCGATAATACGAGGTGTCTTGAGCGTTTTAGGAACTAGGGTGACCTTGACAGGTCGCTCTTGTCCGGGTTCGAGCCAGTTAATACGGTTAAGGTTATCGAAGTGCTTCCAATTCGGGAGTAGAAAATCACCCGCGGGAAACACTCCTTCAAGCCTATCCGTCCATTCCGTCTGATTATACTTTTGGTTACCCGAAAGTCTATCAGCGGTTGAACCGGGACCGTGCTTCGGGACAACCTCGAAATTCGCGATGGAGTTATCCACCGCAGAAAAGAGGTCAGCCCAGAGCAGACGCGAGACACGAGCAAAGTCCTCGTTAATTTGAGGTCCTCGCGAAGCGTCCGAGTCTTTAACTGACTGCTCACATTGGATATAGCCTTCAATTGCTGCCCTTTCTCGTGCATCACTGCACTTGATCAAGATCTTTCCGAACATCAGCGTAAGCTGGCGAATGGAATAGATTGCATCAACATCCGGCTTATCCAAGATAAGACCAGTACCACGGTCAAACACAAGATCGAAGAAACCTCCTAGGAATAGGGGGAGACTACCACCAAAGGCAAAGCCTTGAAAGTGGTTGCGATCTACCTGCCCAGATGCCAGACTTTTTTGGAAATCTGTACAAAAAGCGGGTAGGGTTATCGTTAGGAACGATATACCTTCGTGTTTGACGCGAGTTTGGACCGTTTTATAATCCAAACTGGTGCTAGTGCAACACCAAGTGGCTAATTCTTGTGCCACTTCCTGCCAGAGTAACATTAGGCTTTTCAAGCCGGCTCCTTAAATAGAGTTCGAGCTTCCATAGCCACGTGTTACAGATCTAAATGATCAGTCCTTATGCAAGGATCAGTTCTCGCCTCCAAGGAGTTGAGTGATCTTCGCACCCGAAGCAGCAGTCAAGGCGGCAATAAAACCGTCTGCCTGCTGTTTCAGCTCAGTGTTCGTGAAGCCAGCAATCGGAGCGTCACAGGTGAGCCTCCATGTGGAGGAAACCTTGACGTTCTGCGCGGGCAGCAGTGGATCTGCGC